TTATAAGTAATTAAATAAATCATACCATTCATAATTAAATAAAATAACGCTACTAGACCATATATAACTAAAGTGTTTATTATTGCTCTTTTAGTAGATACATATACTCTATTAATTATAAATACACAAGTTGTATAAAATAAAAATATTAAAACATAACCTAATATATTTTGTATACACATAATTTTTTTTAATTTTTAAGATTAATTTCGACTTCTCTTATTTCAAAGTTAGTTTTCATATCTACTTCAAATTTTGTATTATTATGATAAATAACTGTCAAACCATTTCTAAGTTTTGATGCTGCTTTAAATGCTAATTTAGCACCAAGTTCATTCTTATAAGTAATAGTATTATTAATATCTACTAATACAAAATTATCTCTATCAAGATAAAGATCTTCATTTTTAAGTTTAATTACATACATTTAAGTTTATTTTTAATTTCTTCTTTTTTAGCTTCAACTAAATTATAAATCATTGTTGCTCCAATTACTTTATTCTGAGGATCGGCGTTTTTTATTAAATTAATACAAATTTCATATTCTTCTTTAGATATAAAATCTAATATAAATTTATTTAAAATTAAATATTCAATAGTAAAGTCATGATAATAATTAGTTAAATCTTCAAAAGTTTCATCTTCTAATCTATTTCTATCCTTTATAGTTCTAGTATTTCTTATTTTAATTGATGATGATTTTAATTCTCTTAAAAAGGGAACTATTTGAGTATTATGAAACTCTATTAACTTTGCTGATATATTAGTATATTCTTTCTTTTTCATAATTAATGACTATCAGGTATTAAATGTTTTTCACTAAATGTGTGATACTCAGGATTAATAACTTTACTGACTTTAGATCTATCACCAGATATATGTTTTACTACACAACCTTCATGAGGTACATTAGTATCATTTATATAACCACCAACATAACAATCTTGTTGAGCTTTAGACCATTTACCACAATATAATAAAGGAACTTCTGGAATATTTAGAATAGAAGCATCTGTTTTAAAATAAGCATCGCATAAATAATGACCATTATATTCAATATCAAATAAAACTAATTCTCTATCTTTTAATCCATAATTATATTTTTCTCCTTGAATACCTGGTCCATAAATTTCTCCATAAATAATATATCCTGAACCTAAATCAATAGGGTCATAAGTGGTTTTTATAAAAGTCCAAAGTTTATTTTTAATATCGTATTTATTAGCTATTTCAGCCCACACATCAGTAGAATAAAATCCTTGAGTATCACTACCCTTTTCTACATTATGTGAACCATAAACATACTCATATTCAAACCAAGGATCTCTTTTAAAGAAGTTAATAAACTTACTCCATAAACTGATATGAGTCTTCTTAACTATACCATATCTAGCATTAGTTCCATGAATCTTTCTAGTAATAACTACATCATCCTCCTTTGTAAACATATTAGGAGTATTCTTTTGATTTGGAAATTTATAATATATATGAAAGTTAGGATTTTGACTGTATTTATGTTTTCTACCATTCTTCTCTTGTATAACTATAGCTGGTGGTTCATATTTATATATACCAGAGATTTCCATTAAATCTTTTCCTTCTTGAAAAAATCCAAAAGTAGAAGAAATCAATATACATTCACTATAAACACCTTTAAGTTTAACGGTTCTAACTCTATTACCTTTTCTAAGATAACTAATTACACCCCATTTAGTAGCTAAATCTTCAGGTATAACAGCATCAGTTGTAATACAAAGAACTAAATCTCCTACTTTATGAGTGCCTTTAGAAGAAACACTAGACCATCCTTCTACAATCACTTGTTCAATCTTATCAGCTCCTTCTATAGGTTTTATTTCTTTAACTTTAGCAATGAATGCTACAGAATTTAAATTTTCCATTTTAATAATTTATTATTTCTTTAGTATAAGGTTTTCTTAAAGTATCTATTAATTTTTGAGCATCTTCCAAATTATCATAACCATCTTGTTCATAATCTATTCCTATAAAATTTACCCAAAATAAAAATATCTTTGTTTCTACTTTATACCTAGTACCATAACGATAATTATGTTTAACTATTCTATATTTCATATTAATATTTTATTTAATTGTTTAGCTGCATAATTAGTATGTTTAGTTGTAGTTATAGACCAACGTCCTAATCTAACTAAGAAATGACCTCTAACTTCAGCTACTTTAGTATTATAAGAATAAACATAAGGATGTTCAAACTTTAAATTTTGTTTATATCTATCAAATTTAACCATTTTATTCTTGATTTAAAACTATTACTATATCATTTTCAGCATCATATTCAACATTACCACTTATAACTTCAGGAGTAATTGTAGTATCTATAAATCGATTATAATCAACTTCATTTTCAAATTTTATTAATATTTCTTTCATAATTAATCCCAAAATGTTTGTATATTATGTTCTACTAATTTCCATAATAGTTTATGTGCTCTATCTTGTTTAGCTTGAGTTTCATTAAGTATTTCTCTAGATTTTAATCTAATTTCTTCTTTGTTATCAAAAGTTTCATACTTAAAAGTTAAAGTTGTAAGATGTGGTTTATCTTCAATAGGTTTATGTACAAATTCCATACATCCTTTACCATATAATTCTTCCATTTTAGGAATCCATTCTAAACAATAATCTTCATTATAAACTTTATCCATTAATTTTACTATCATATCTATTCTTTCAGCACGTTGTAAATTACTTTGACAAACAGCTCTATCAGATTTTAAATATTTAGATATGTTTTGAAGTTGAAATTTAAAAACATCTAATGCATAACTATAATCAAAATCATATTGGTTCCAAATAATAGGAAACCACCTAATTAAATTTTTAATTTGTTGTATTTTTCTTTTTATATAATATATCATATTTCAAATGTTATAGGTTTATAAGCCATTAAATATTGTTCATTTAATAAACTAGCGTTAATAAATGTAGTATTTGGTAATATTGTATTATTAGGTTTAATTATACCATATCCTGAATGGATATGACCACATATATGAACTTTAGGTTGTACTTCAAGTATTTTATCATACAAATCTTGACATCCTAAATGTTCACCTTGACCATAAACTTGATCTAAATATCCATAAGCTGGACCATGTGTTATTAATATATCAGTTTTTTGAGGTATTAAAGACCATTTTTTAGCAATTTCATCTCCTCTATCTAAGTTAAATGCCCAATTATAAAACCTTGGTTGCCAAGGACTTCCATAAATATTAATACCTTCTATAGTAACTAACTTATCTTGTAAATATATAATATTTTTATAAAAAGTTTCTACATTATTATTAGATAATTTAGGATAATCTTGGAAATAAAAATCATGATTACCTGCTATAAAAATTTTATATTTATATTGATCTAATGAATTAAACCATATAAAAAATGATTCCATTTCTTGATCATAGCCTCTACTAGAAACATCTCCAGCATGTATAATCATATCAGCAGGTTCTAACCATTCTTTAGGAATCTCATTATGTTTTCCATGACTATCAGAAATTGTTATTATTTTCATAAGTATTTTAAGTTTTAAAAAATTACCCGACTTTAGCTCGGTAAATCATATAAGCACTAGGGGAAAACTAATCTTATATAGCTACTTAGAATCAGGGGATCCAACCCGTCTAAGGCACTCAAGTCACGTTATATAGAGGTGTTATAGAGATAAGTCTATAAGCGGTGCACATATATAAGAGGCTTTACTTGGTACAATAATTCAATGGTCATATAGAAGGTTGTTTGTTTCTATCAATAATGTAGAGCGACTACATACCCTTAGAGCTTTTACAAAGACCTCTAACCATTAATATCATAAAAAGAGGGTTGTTCAGTCTTCAACCCATAACACCGTTTTGTTTGTACTAGCTGAGTAAGTGTGTAACTTTTAAAAACTCGTAAACTGTTTTTATTTTATCTTTTATTCTTTAGATCTATTATAGGTACTGATCATATGATATGTAATACCTACTAAGAATCCAATTATAATTATTCCTATACCAACTGCTAATATAGCAGGAGTAGTATAAAATACTTCCTCTACATCAATTAAATATGCTACAAACATACTAATACCTATAATATAAGCAAAAGTATAATTATACCAGTATTTCAAATACCATTTTATAAAGTTCATATTTTATCTATATTAGCAAGTACATATTTTATTTCTTTCTTATGTTCTTTAAAGAAGTTTTTAAGCTTCTCCATTCTAAAACCATAAGTATCTTTATCATCAATATTCATAAGACAAAATATATCTGTAATATTATTTTCTATCGCTTCCTGTTCAGTTTCCCATATACAAGAATCATCAGATCTATATGCTGTTATTTTTTCTACTTTCATTTTAAATTAATTATAAATTCATCATTTTAACTATAGGTGTTCTACCTCTATCTAAAACTAGACCTGCACTAATGATAGGTTTATCACTAAATGATTTACCATAATCAAAAGCATAAGCTTCTCTATCAGCACCCCAACCTACTTGTAAACCAAATATAGCATCTTTTTCACTTACAGACCATTGAACAAATGTCTTAGAATGAAAATGACCTTGACAAGTTGAAATTCTAGATTTTTTAGCTACTGTAAAAGCATCTCCTACATTACCATGTTTATATAGAACATTATCTTTAATATGTTCTAGTTTAAAATCCCATGTTTTAGGAGCATTTAATACCTCACCAAACCCTTTAATAAATTTAGAAGATAATCCAGCAGTTTTAGCTTTTCTTTGAATAAGTAAATCATGATTACCCATTAAACTAATAGCATTAGGAAATAACTTAAACCAAGGTATAAGCTGTTCTTTAGCTGCTTCCAGTTCATCACCCACGCTTTTACCATCAGGATCATGTTCATGATAGCTCCAAGCATGTCCATCAACTATATCACCTGCAAATATTACAGTACCACAATTATACCTAAGTTGTTCTTCTTTACAAAATTCTAAAACACCTTTTTTAATAAAAGGAGCATGTAGATCAGGTAAAAATATAACATTATTAGGATCTAGTTTTTGACTTTTAATTATATTTATATTCTTTTTAGCCATATCTTAAATTCCAGTTGAACCATAGCTTCCAGAGCCTCTTTCAGTTTGTTCAAGTTCTTCAACTTCTTCAAATTCAATTTGAGGATAAGGAATAATAATTAATTGACCTACTCTATCACCTACTTCATAATAATTTAATAGTGGATCTTTATCCTTTTCCTCTTTAAAATATAAAGTTGGTTTAAATTTAAAAGTAACTTCTCCTCTAAATCCAGAATCAATCACTCCTACAGAATTAGCTAGTGTTAAATATGATTTAGCTACACTACTACGAGGAAATATTAATCCTACATGACCTTCAGGTATTTGAACAGCTAATCCTGTTCCAAAAGAAACATTACCAAATTCATCAAATTCTTTAGAAGTTGCTGTTAAATCTAATCCAGCGTCCCCTGGTTTTGAATACTTTGGTAAAATTGCTGTATCTACTAGTTTTTTTATTTTTACTACCATTTAATTTTAAAATTATAATTACTTTTTAAAAATTCATTTATTTGTATAAAACATCCAGATTTTAAAGGTATAATCTTATGTCTTTTAAAATTACCTTTATCTAAAAGTTCTATACAACTATCATCATACACAAAGATAATATTATTTAGACTATTAGACAAGTGTTTTATACAATCTTTTATAAAAGGTTGCCAACCTACTTGAATATGATTATTATCTTTAGAATAAGTTAAAGATGGACTTAAATGTATTACACCTTGAGGTAACAAATAATCCATATTTTCTTTATTATCTAAGAATAAACCATCATAACAATCTACTTCTATTAATATATTCATATATTGCCAATATAAAGATTGTTTATAAGATATAATAGGTTCAGGTGTGAGAAAGCACACTAAAACATCATCATATTTACATTCTCTAAATTGTTTAAATATATCACTAGAATTAGGAAGTATCTTATGACCTTTTCTATTTAATTCTATTAAATTATTATATATTGGTTCTATAACACCATTTAAATCAAAATGGTGGCTTATTAAAGACCACCATTTCTCATCAAACTTATGTTTTTCAGTTTCTATCAAATTCACTTTAGAAAGGCAAATCAGGTTTTAGCATTTTTTCTAAAGCCTCTTGATAAGTTTTTAGTTTAGCTAAATCTTTTTCAAAAGGTTCTCCTTTTTTTCTACCAGCTCTCATTTGGTATTTAATGATGTTCCCTTTAAGAAAGCCTACATATTCATCTTTAGTTAAGATTTTCTTATGTAGTTCAAAAGGTTCCATTGTAGACCATAGTCTATAATGATCTGGTAAAATAAACTCATTTATTAATTTTTCTTTTTCTGTCATTTATTATTTTTATAAGAATTGGTTTAAATAATATAAATTCTTCATAATTTAATAAATTAGATTTTAAATTATTACAAAACCAACAACAAACTACTAAATTATTTTTAATATAACCAATACTATTATCTTTTCTATCCAAATTATATCTATCTTTACTAGTATTCCAATCAATTAAAGAATCACAATAAATACAATTATGTATTTTTGTAAAAAATTTAAATTCTTCAAAAGTTAAATCAAAAAATATATCTTTCTTTTTAGCAGAATTTTTACATTTAGTGTATAATCCATAATATAAAGGTTTAATATTAACTTTTTGTAATCCAACTAAAGAAGAGCATTTTTGACAAGATTTAGTTTTTCTTCTATATAAATTATTAGATTCAACTTTAAACTGACTAAAACATTTATCACAAGTAAAATAAAAATATTTTTTATTTTCTGTTTTAATAACAGCTATAGAATCTTTTATATTTAAAATCATTTATTTTATAGGGCAAGCACCAGTAGAACAATCATCAATTTGAAAATCATTCTCTTTAAATTCTACTGAAGTTATTGGTTTAACATTTTTAATTAATTCTTCATATTTTTCTTTAGAAATTGTTTCATAAGGAGCTTGAACAAAACCATGACCTTGATATAATAAAAAAGATAAAGTTTTAAAATTATTTTCATAATTATCTTTTAGATATGTTTTAATATCTTCAAGATCTTCTTTTTTATAATAAACAGTACAACTAACTGAATTATCAGACCACTCTGTTTGCATTTTCTTTATCATTTCTAATTGTTGTTTCCAAGTATAATTAGCTGCAACTGGTGTAGTTTCAGGTAAACTACAAGGAAATTCTACTATAAAAGAATTAGTATCATTACTACCATCAAAATTCTTTCTATACTCCATATAATAACCATGTTTTTTACAAACATCTATTAATGTAGAATTAGAAGAAATTGTAATACGTCTTATATAATAAGGACCAGCAGGATTTGGATGAACTCCAGGTGTAACACCAGCAAGTAAACTTAAAGTTCCAGAAGGTTTTACAGTAGTAAGTTTAATAGACTCTGGAAAGTTATTTTCTTTAGAATATTTCTTATCTAATTCTCTTAACCATACATAAGCATTTTTTAACCAACCTCTTTGTTCTTCTGAAGCTTGTAATATACCAGTCATACCAATACCCATTCTCATATTACTATTAACAATAGTTTCAGTTTCTTTTAAAGAACAATGTAAAGCTAATGAATGTTTATTAACTTTATAAGTTAAATTTAAACATTTTAATAATTCATCATAAGATGAAATATTAGGTAAATATATTTCACTTAAACAACAAGTTTCATAATTATTTAATGATTGTTCAGCGCAAGGATTATATATAACAACATCATTATCAGGATAGTTAATATCTCCAGTTCTACCTATAGCTTTGCTTAATTTAAGATTAATTAAACCATAAGGTTCTCCTTGTTGATATGTATCCCAAAATTCTTGAGGTAATTTATTAATATCATTACATACTACTGAATTATTACTCATAGCTCTCCAATTAGGAATACTTCCTAAATCCCATCTTTTAGCTTTTAAATAATCTAAATCATCACAATCACCTAAAGCTAATTGTGCAGATCTACGAACATTCCCAGATACAACTACATATCCAATAATATTCATTATATCTAAACAATCTATAGGTCTTAATTTTTGATTACTTCTATTATTAAGAATTCTATGTATTTCAGTAATTCCCCAACATAATTCTTCAGGACCACTTGATAATCCTCCAAATCCTTTTATGGGAGCTCCTTTAGATCTAATAAGTTGAGTTGAATATGTAAATCCTTCACCTCCATAAAAATGAGCTTTTAGTAATTTACCTAATAATTTAACCCATCCTTCTCTAGTATCAGGTACTATAAAATCAGCATCAGGAGTATCCAATCTTTCAATTTTAATTTTCTTTTTTAGTTTAGGTAGTTGATATACATATTCTTTTTGTATGTTATAACCAACACCTGCTCCTAACATAAGCATCTCCATTGTCCAAGTAAAAGGTCTTATAGGACTATCAACAACAACACCAGCACAATTTTGTAAACTAGGTAAACCTAACTTATCTACAGTTTTAGTACCCATTTGCCACATAAATCTACCAGCTACTGACCATTTTAATTCTAGCCTAGATTTAATATAAAATTCCTTTTCTTCTTCTGAAAATTTAACTTTTAATTGTTTTTCAGCGGAATTGAGCTCTCTATTTATAACTTGAAAAAACTCCTCTGTTTTAGAATTAGGATCATCCTCTTTAATTCTTCTTGCATAGGTTCTTTTAAATGTTATATACCCAATTGGACCCCAAGGGGTATCAGATAACAGTTGATTGCTCAATTCCATAATTATATTTTTCTTTTAATTGATTTAATGTTAAAAACTTCTCTCTTTCCATGTTAGGAATGTCATATACATCCTCTGGAACATATTTTATATCTACACCATAAGTATCAGCTATTGCCTTCCTCTTCTTATTGCTAGGATATATCATTTCATATGGTGTTACTTTATGAGAATCAGGAGGAAATTCATATTTTCCATGCTGTTTCTCTATTAACTTTTTTAAAATAGGACTAAATTTTGAATATTTACCATTTAGATAACATTCAAAGTCATATTTATAGTTATGATCGATATTTAAAATAACACCTATTTCTTCATTTTCTCTATCTTCATAATGACTATCAAAACAATGATGCATAGTCAAGTAATGAATAGCTTCTTTAGTTTGTTCATTATCAGTATTAGAAAATAAAAAAATAACTTTATAATCTACAACATCATATAAGTATAACCCTAAAAAATCACTTCCATAGTCACTTTTAAATCTACCATAGATAGGTAAAAGCACACTATGAAGAATAGAAGGTTTTATATTATGTTTTTTTGTAATATGTTTTGTATTATGTTTGCATCCTCTTACGACTATTAAATTGAAGTTTTTTATTTTGAGATCCTAGTTTTAAGAACTGTAAGCCTGAAAACGCGAGTAATAAAAGATCCCCAAAGAGGTCATCCCAATAACCGAAGATTGATGGTGACTAGGATTAATACCAACTCGTACTCTGAAT